AAACAACTTTAATCGAGTAATTTTTTTAGGGGGCACTGATCGAAAGAATCGAATGACATTACGTATAAAGCTTTTTAAAGCTGCTGGAACATACGGAGAGGGAAAGGATATCTTTTTAGAGGCCAAAAGACAATACCAAAAGCCTTTACAAAAATTTTATGATAGGTTTCTTGATAAACTACCAGCTTTAGAAGAGCAATTCAAAAGAGCAAGTACTTCTTCTAGCACAGGTGAAAGTGATATGAACAAAGCTACTCAAGTGTTTAACCTGGAACACTTAGGAGGAAGTTCAAATATTGAAGCTTTTATTGCTGATACTATTTTTCATGCATTAGATGAGTGCTTTGATCCAAATGATGAAGCACAATCAATACAAGAAGCAATAGACCAAGTAGGACTAGGAAAATATATAAGAGTAGAAAAAATTGCAAAAACAGGTGAACTTAATATATTTTTAGGAGACCAACAAAAAAATGTTGCTCAATCAGCTGAAGAAAAGAAAAAGAAAACTAATCTTGTAAACGCACTAACAAAAGCAATTGAAAAACTCGGGCCTCATAGACTAGATGGTTCAGACAGTTTGCAGGAAGCACAAAGAAAGCTAGCTTTAGAAAGAATACTAAATAAGTTTATGCGAAGTGGTGCAGTAATTGTTAAACAGGAAAATACAAAGATAAAAGAGGGTAGATCAGCAACAAAAAGTTTTAACTCTAAAGTAAAAAAGAGTGCAAAAGGTGTTGCAAAACCAGCTTTTAAAAGAAGACAAACAAGAATGGCTCCTTCACAAAAAGGAGTGTCTGCAAGTCCTTTGGCGTTGCTTGCTTTAATAAATAAACAATTACCAGATGCAGTAAGAAGTAATATGGGAGCTCCCGCACTCGAGAATCAAACAGGACGATTTGCACAAAGTGTCCGCTTGACAGATGTCGGTAAAACTGCTCAAGGATTTACAAGTTATGGCTATACATATCAAAAAAGTCCGTACCAAGTATTTGAGACAACAAGTGGCAGTCGATTTGCAAGCTCAGACAGAGATCCACGAAAACTAATTGATAAGTCCATAAGACAGGTTGCAGCACAGTATGCAGTCGGACGTTTCTACACTAGGAGGGAGTGATGCCATTTTTCGAGGGTGATACTACTGAAAGAACTTGGACCTCTAAACGTTCAAATATTGTGCAAGCATTAGCTAAAAAACTGAAAACTATTAATGGACAAGGTGCTTTTTTATCAGATGTAGGAGATAATGTTTCTCCAAGATTATTATTTTGGGATGAGGTTGATGAATTTCCTGCGATTCATTTAAATGCCGGCTCAGAAACTCGACGATATCAAACTGCAGGAATTAAAGACAGATTTCTTACAGTAACTGTTAGATGTTACGTTAATGAAGAGGATGCTCAAGAAGCTCTTAATAAGTTGATGGAAGACGTTGAAACAGTACTTGAAGAGAATTCTAGATTAGAATATGTGGATAGTAAGAATATACCTTACTTTACACGACAGCTCACAATAGTTAGTATTGATACTGACGAAGGTGTACTTGAACCTCTAGGAGTTGGTGAAATTCTCATAGAGATTCAATATTAGCGAAAATACTGGCACGAGCAAACGTTCACGTCCAGATTTTTCAAGAAACATAGGAGAAAACTATGGCTGAATTTTTACATTTTAGTAGAGACTCCCGGCTTTATATGGAGAAGGATGGCTATCTTTGGCTTATTCCTGTATTGGACGGATTCAGTTTCTCACAAGCAACAAATGCATCAGAAATTACTTTGAACGAAATGGAAGATGCTACTGGACGAAGCCGACGCGGTCGTAAAATGTTCACAGACTCATTGTCTCCGGCAGAATTTTCATTCTCAACATACATACGGCCTTTTAAGTCTACTGGACTAAGTTCAGGTAGTCTTGATGGTCTTACTCACAATGCAAGTGCTGCATTAAACAAAGCAGGTAAAGCTAGTAGTACTCAAAATGCTCACTGTGCTGTTGAAGAAGCTCTATGGGCATGTATGGCGGGACAAAATGGTTATACTGGAACAACTGGAGTTTGGCAGGCACGATCTACTGCAGCTCCTGCAACTTATCAAGGTGTAACAGGTATTGTTGGAGGTGCAATTTCTTCTGTTGAAGTAGGAGGATTAGTAGAAGATAATGGAGGTACAGCCGGTACAAAAACTTTTACTGTAAGTGCAAGTGGGCTCGGAGACTCGACAACAGGAGCCAGTACAAATAGTACAACAGGAGCCAATGCTGTTATACAAGTAACCCTTACATCAGATGGTAGTGGTGGTGGTACACATGATATGGATGTGACTGCTGTAGTTACTGAACGAGGAATTGGATGGAAAGATGGTGAAACAATCACAATTCTTGGTTCTGCTTTAGGAGGAGTTGACGGTAGTTCGCCCAATGATAATGTTGTTATTACTGTTCGATCGAAGTCTCTTGTTCGTACTAGTACTAGCTCTTTAGATATTAACTTTTATGACTCAAATCGTTCAGCTCTTGGTACTTTTAACTTATATTTTGTACTTAGTGACCGAACTGATGGTCGACTTGTTTATAAAGTAAAAGATGCTGTATTAAACGAAGCATCAATTGACTTTGATATTGATGGAATTGCAACAGTAAACTGGTCGGGATTTGCAGGTCAAATTGTAGAAGTCGGTGAAGATGCTACCGGTTCAGTTTCTGCAGGTAAGTACCAAGTAGCAACTAGTGCGCCAACTCCTGCCGCTGAAAATGCTTTATGGTTTGATAGCGATGATAAAGATGCTTTGTATATTTCCAGAGGAACTAGTACTGGCAGTTGGTGGCATCATATTGATGAAGGTTCTGCGGATACAGGAAACTTTATTCGAAACCGTCTAACTCAGTTGACTCTTGCACCGGAAAGTACGTTCCGATCTGGTACAACTTTTACCGATTCTGGTGATGGAAGTACTCAATATGAAACGTCATATTCTGTAGCTCTCACAGGAGGAAATGTAACAATTAGTAATAACATTACATTCTTAACTCCTGAAGAACTGGGTGTTGTAAACCAACCAATTGAACACGTAACAGGTACCCGTACTGTAACAGGTTCTGCAACTTGTTATCTTGGAAGTTCAGATGCTGCAGGAAATCGTAGTAAGAACTTGTTTGCTGACTTGGTGGCTGATAATACAACAGTTATTAATAAGTTTGGAATTACACTTGATGTTGGTGGTTCTGCAGGAACACCACGATTTACTTTAAATCTACCAACAGCTCATTTAGAGGTTCCGAGTCATTCAATTGAAGACGTAATTTCTCTTGAAACTAACTTCCACGGATTAGGAACTACTGTTGGTGAAGGCGACGAAATCACCCTACAATATGTAGGTAAGTAAAAATAGTTCTTGACTTCCAAAGTTAAATCAACTATACTATGTAATAGAAAATTGGAGCAGGGGTGAAAGCCCCTGTTCTATTCATTCAATTTAGAAGGATTATTTTAAATGACAGATACCCCCGTTAAAAAGAAAAAAGAACCAGTATCATTAGCAACATTAATTACCCCAAGTAGGACTATACAGATTGATTTTCCAGGTTATGAAGAAATGAAAGTTAGTTTATGCTATTTGGCAAGAGAAGAATTAGTCAAGTTACGAAAAAAATGTGTAACAACAAAATTCAGTAAAAAAACTCGTCAACCTGAAGAAACCCTTGACGAAGATAAATTTTTAGTAAACTATTGTGAATCAGTAATCAAAGGTTGGACAGGTCTTAAATATCGATACCTAGAAGAGCTTCTTTTGGTGGATGTAGCAGATTTTGATCCTGATGATGAACTTAGTTATACAAAAGATAATGCAGAACTTCTTATGAAAAACTCTGCAACTTTTGATACTTGGGTTACCGATACAGTGGGTGATTTGGAAAATTTTACGGGGAACAAGTAGTTCACTTACGTGAGTTACTTGAAAATTTTTTAAATGAGAAGAATCAAAATGTAGATGTTGAAAAATATTTACGTATTTGTGAACAGCTAGGCGAAGAGCCTGATCCAGCAAAGATGCCACTAGAGCCCTCAAGCTTTCCATATGAGGTTCAAGTGGCATTTTTTATATCGAGTATGTTGTCAGATCGTTGGGAAGGAACTTCTGGCACTTATATGGGAAAAGACTGGACAAATGTAGACTATCTATTTAGAGTGTACGAAATTGAAGAAATAAAGATAGTTTTATACTTCATGCATGTAATTGATCAGATTATAATAACTAACAGAGCTGAGGACCAAAAGAAACGCAGAAAAGAAGCAGAAAGAAAATCCAAACAAGGCGGCGGGAAAAATTACGTCCATAGAGTACAAGGCTAATGGCAGAAAATGAAATTCATATTAAGGTTAAGGTTGACGACAAAGGCAATCTTAGCATGGTCGGACAAAAAGCAGATAAAGCTGCTAAAGGAATGGATGACCTTGGAAAAAGTTCCCGCACTGCAGATCGTAATTTAAAAGGTGCTGCACGCACTTCTTCAAGCACTACAAAAAACTTCTCAAAAATGTCACAAGGTATGGGCGGTCTCGTCGGTGCTTATGCAACTCTTGCAGCAAATGTTTTTGCAATTTCAGCAGCGTTTCAGTTTTTAAAAGAGGCGGGAGATGTTGCAGCTTTACAGCGTAGTCAAGAAGAGTATGCTCTTACAACCGGTAGGTCAATGAGTCTGTTAACAGAAAGACTGCAAGACGCGTCGGGAGGAATACTTTCATTTGCAGATGCAGCTCAGGCAGGTGCAATTGGTGCTGCTGCAGGACTTACAAACCAACAATTAACAGGTTTAGCTACAGTCGCAAAAAATGCCTCTGTTGCCCTTGGTAGAGATCTTACTGATTCTTTTAATCGTCTTACGCGTGGTGCAATTAAAGCAGAGCCTGAGCTTTTGGATGAATTAGGTATTATTATTCGTTTGGATAAAGTATCTGAAGACTATGCTCGAACATTAGGAAAAACCGCAAAAGAATTAACAACTTTTGAGAAATCACAAGCTGTTGTAAATGCTGTTTTAGAACAAGGAAATGAAAAGTTTGCAGAGGTAGGAGATAATGTAAATCAAATTGCACGCTTAGGAAAAGCATTCAATGATCTTGTAAAAGAAATAAAAGAAGGCATAGAACCTATTGCTAGTTTTTTAGGACGAGCACTTGCAGATAACATTAAAGGTTTGGCTGCTGCTTTTGCTATTCTAGGAGTGTCTATAGCAAAAGCACTGATACCTGCAGGCCCGCAGATGGAGAGTATGAGCGACTTAGCTCAAAGTGCAAAAGATCGTATGTCAGCAGCTGGAATGAAGGACACAAAAGCTGGGCGTAGTATTGTAGACGGAGATTTTGGAAAACATGAAATAACTCAAATTGAAAAGTCGATGAAGGTGACACAGTCCAAAGTTATAGATTATAGTAAAGTAACAAAAGCACAAGTTAAAAAAGACTTACTTATTATGCAGGCTGATCATGCAAGAATGACAGCAGCAAATTCTACAGGAGTTCGAAAATATACTGCTCAAGCATCAGCCTATTTTAGAATGATGCAAGCAGAGCATGGTATGGTAATGGGCACAATGAAAGGTGCTTGGGGAGGGTTTGCAACAGCAGCAAGCAAGGCTTTAAATGCCATTGCAATTTTAGGTATGTTATATACTGCAATTGTTTTAATTAAAGAAATGATGGAGTATTTTAAAGATCCAGCTATTTTAAAAATGGTAGATGCTGCGGGTGCAGTGGAAGATAAGTTCAAAGATACAAACGAGGCTATCCAAAAAATGAATTCTCAAGGCCTTAAGGAGACGAACAATGTACTGGACGGTATTCTTCAAAGAGCAGAATTCTTAGCAAATTTTGATTTTGGCGGTTTAGCAAGTCAGATTAGTAATATACAATTTGGAGTCCTAGAAAATTCGATTGGAGAAACTTTAGAGGAGTATCTGGCCCGAGTGGAAAGAATAGGATATGACCCAGATCCATCAAAATTTGGTTCGTCAAATCGTGGCGGACAATCAAGTTTAGATAGTGAGCAACAAGACTTAAATAATGCAATAATTCAACAAATTCGAGAAGGTTCAATCTTAATGGATGAACTCAATACTAAAGCAAGAGATTGGCAGTTTGGTAGTGAGGCATCTCGTAAGGCTTTTGATGATATTAATACAGAGGTTAAAACTCAGTTAGATATAATTGAAAACAGTACACAAAGCTCCGAGGCATACAATGCTGCAGTAAAAGTATTGCAAGGAATATTGGGCGATGCCGAAAAACAAGCAATAGCACTGTCTTCAGCATTAGCACCAGCAGATGGTGCAATAAAAGCAACAAATCAGCTTGCAGAGTCTCATGCTAAGTACATAGACGGTTTAAAGCAAACAGAGTCTCGATATGATGTAATTATTGGAAATGTAAAACAGTTAGAAAGTATATTGGAAACCGTAGCACCTATGGCAGCCGGTATGACACTTGGAGAGTTAGTAAAAGAATCTACTAAAGGCGTGGCGTTATTAGAATCAATAACATCATTAACTGGAATAAGCGATGACGAAGCAAAAGCTCTTACATTTGCAGAGTTACGGGAAAAAACTCTAAAGGCAACGAATAAACTTCGACAACAGGAATTTGCAATTGAACGAAAAACAAATATTTTGAAAAGGCAACAAATTAAAGCAGAAAGAGGAGCAACACCGCTACAAGCAGCTCGAGTAAAAAGAGATTTTGAAATTTTAAATATACAAGCAGAAATAAACAAACTTGTAGAAGATGACAATTTTCATCATGCACAAGGAGTAGCAATTGGTGATACTCGAAGATTACAACTTGCAGACCAAAAAGCAATACTTGAAGAACAGCTTTTAACTGCAAAAGAATTAAACAATGAATTTTCTCAGCTAGGAAATGCTTTTAAAGGTGGATTTGAAAAATCAGCAACTTCAAACATTGCAGCACTTATAAAAGGCGAAGAGAGCAGTATTAAAGATGCAATGTTAAAAATTGCACAAGGAGCAGTTAGTTCTGTTGCAGATAAACTAGCAGAGCAATATGCTGTAAAAATAAGTGATTTTTTATTCGGGCCTGACCCTCTTGAAGCCGCAGTAAAGGATAATACTGCTGCTGTAAAGGCAAATACTGAAAGTAGAACAACGGGACAGGGGACAACTCCCGGCGTTACTAGCGGTGGTGCTTCCGGTGGTGCTTCCGGTTCGCAACAAGGAGGATTTTTAGCAAATATTGGCAATACTATTTCAGGTGGATTTACTAAAGCATCAAATTATTTATTAGGTGAAAAGACAACAGGAGTACAGCTGGCACAAACAGGTGGAGGAATGGCTGGTTTAGGGACTGCTAATGTTGAGAACACATTTAGAAAGGGAGGTGTTTTTACTGACTTTGTTAATAGTTTGAAAGATTTATTTAGCGGAGATGCTCCGTTTCTTGAAGGTATTGGAAATGTTTTTAAAGATGGAATATCCGGTTTTGGCACTTTATTTAAAGATTTTGGAGGAATGTTTGGAGACTTATTAGGCGGCATGGGCGGAGCTGGCGGACTATTGTCTATATTTGGTTTTGCTGGAGGTGGTATTCACGATCGTGGTAAAAAGTATACTTATTCAACAGGAGGAATTGCAAATGGGCCTCAATCAGGATACCCAGCAATGCTTCATGGAAGAGAAGCAATTGTACCGCTGCCTGACGGAAAATCAATACCTGTAAATCTAAGCGGAGCCGGACAAATAAATAATATCAGTATTACTATTGCAAGCGATGGTCGACAACAAGTGTCTTCGGGTGCAGGAACTGACCGCGAGAACGAAGACCTAGGAAGGGCGATTGCTTTAGCGGTACAGGAAGAATTACAAAATCAAAAACGGTCGGGTGGAATTCTTAGCCCATATGGAGTAGCATAATGCCTCTAGGTTTTATATATACTGGGTCTACTTATATTAGTCCGGACAAAAGTCTAAAACGAAGTTCAAAGCCAAAAGTTTTAGTTTCACGATTTGGAGATGGTTATGAGCAAAGACTTGCTGACGGAATAAATTCTATAAAACAAGAATTTACTGCCACGTTTAAATTACGAGAAAAAGCAATAATTGATGACGTAGTTGCGTTTTTAGATGCACGAAAAGGAGCATTAGCCTTTCCTTTTAGGTTTCCAGATACAAATGGAACAAATAATGAGACTGAAATAAAAGTTGTATGTGAAGACTATACAATATCGTACGACTATGGAGATTTTTATAGTTTAAGTGTTAAATTAAGAAGAGTTTATGAACCATGAGTAATTTAATTGCAACTGATCTTCAAAAGCAACAAGTTGAAGAAAGCTCAGGAATTGCAGCTGAAATTGTTGATCTTTTTCAGTTAATTTTACCTGACGATAGCTCAAGATATTTTCATCCCGGAATTCAAGATAATCTAGGAGACGTTCAGTTTCGTGACTCAGAGGCACCTTATACAATACAAAACTATGAACCCTTACCTATGATGATTGGTAATTTAGATTTACAAGCAGATGGTGCTGCAAATAGACCAGTTCTTACTATTGCAAATGTAACAACAATTTTTTCGGGGGAACTGGGAGGTTTTTCAAATAAAGACTTACTTGGCTGCAGAATAATACGAAGACGAACTCTAAGTAAATACTTAGCAGATAAAGATCCAAACACTAAACCACCAGTGGAGTTACGTCGCGCAGAATACATTATTGATCGAATTAAATCAGAAAATCATCTTATGGTTGAATTCGAGTGCGCACTTCCTTTTGATTTAGAATCAATAACAGTTCCTCGTCGTCAAGTTGTAGGAAAATATTGTAGTTGGATGTATCAAGGACAAGCAAAAAAAGGAGTAGGAGGCTGTGTTTGGCCCGTTGACAGTATTCGTAAAATATCAGATTTAAGTGGAACACTCAGAACACATACTCCATATTTTAATGTTTTAGATGAACCTCTTGTTGATGCTTCTTATTTTAATAGTAATCAGCATACAGGAGGAACTTGGCAAAGTGTTACAGCATACAAAGCAGGATTAAGAGATGATGATAATGATTCATATGATACTGCATCGTATGTAACTGGATCTGACAGTAATCTCTATCTCTGTTTATTAGATAATACAAATAATAATCCTGTTTCAACAACAGGTTTTTGGAAAAAAGCTCATAAATATACTGATTGGAGTGTAGGACACAGTGGAAACTATCTTGTAGGTGCTCATGTAAAATATAGCAATACAATTTGGAAGTGTATTGTAGAACATGATCCTGAAGCAGCAAAAGCTCCACAACATGCATCAACTTATTGGGTTATTGCTGAAGTTTGTGGAAAAAAACTAAGTTCATGTAAATGTCGTTTTCAGTTTGTGCCTGCGACTAGAAATGCAAATGCTCAACCTCCTGCTGGTTGGAAAAATACTGCTCGTCGACTTCCTTTTGGTGCATACCCTGGAACAGGTAGGTTTAAGTGATTGAATATTTAGAAGAAATACAAGAACATTTTAAAGAAAACTATCCGCGAGAAGGCTGTGGTATATTAGGAGTAGTAAAAGGAAAACTAAAATGGTTTCCTTGTGAAAATGTTGCCGAGGATGATGATGACTTTATAATGAATTCATCACAGTATTTAGATATTTCTCGAAAGTGTGATATAACAGGAATTGTACATAGTCATCCAGACGCATCGTGTGAACCAAGTCAATTAGATATTGATACTTCCAATGCGATAGGAATACCTTATCATATTTTTAGCTATCCAGAGATGGAACTTTATACGCTAAAACCAAAAAAATTAGAAGTACCATTATATGGACGATCTTATGAGTTTGGAAAATATGACTGTTTTGAAGCAGCAAGAGATTATTATAAATCTATCGGTTGGGACAGTATATCACCACGAGCATTATTTGAAGATGACTGGTGGGAAAAAGATTTAGATTATTTTACTGAAGAAGTAATTAAAAATTGGAATTTTAAAAAAGTTGAAGGAAATTTAGAGCCAAATGACTTTCTTGTTTTTCGAATATGGGCTCCAGTAAATAATCATTGTGGTGTTTATTTAGGTGATGATATTTTTTATCATCATGCAATTAATAGACTTTCATGTCGTGAAAATCTTTATCCAAGGTGGAAAAAACATATAACAGGAGTTTATCGTTATGTTGCGTAATGTATACCTTCAAGGTGAAATGGCAGAAAAATTTGGATCAAAGTTCACAGTTGACTGTAGCTATTATGGTGATATACTTCGTTGTATTGACGTGAATCGTCCTGGATTTAGAAAATATATTCTTGAAGCAGTTGATAAAAATATTGGATTTTGTTTTGAAACTTCTGGAAAGTCAGTAGAAACTGATAATGATTTATTAACACCGCTCAAAGAAGGAGATGTAACAATAGCACCTGTGCCAGCAGGATCAAAAGGTTTTGGAAAAGTTATACTTGCAATTGTTATTGCTTATATTGCTTTTCAGATAGGTCAGCCAGAAATGGCAGTAGAAGGAGGAACATATGTTGCAGGTGCTGAAGGCACAATAGCTATAAGTCAACCTGTAGTAACTACAACTCAGGCGAGCAGCTCAATGGCAGCTCTTTCAAAAGCAGGATATGTAGTTGCTGCAAACCTTGCAATGACAGGTATAGCAGAAATTATGGCACCTGATCCTGCAACCGATGGAGGTGGCGGAGATGAAAATTATATCTTCAATGGAGCTGCAACAAACCATAGAGAGGGAGATCCTGTTCCTTTACTGTACGGAGAGTTGCGCGTGCCAGGACGTAGAATTTCTGCAAACATAATAAATGGAAAATATGTAAATAATAATGCAACAGTTGATTCAGCCAATCATGTCTATTTACTGAATCACGAAACAAAAGAGGAAAAAACATGACCATTGGAAGCGCTGCTAGTCAGTATATGGAGGAGATGGCAGATCCTGATTATCAAAACTCTTTAGCAAATAATCAAGATGGAAAAACAAGCCAAAGAATTGCTACTACTCATCTCATTTCTGAGGGACCAATCTATGGATTAGTA